GAACCTTCATCTTCGGCAGGTCAGTGTCGTATGCACCCATGGGGTTACCTCGCTAGTCTGGTATTGAACGCAGGCATCGGCATCCCTAGCCCTGCTTGAATCGGCCCGAACGGCGTGACAATAGGCATCATGCCTTGGAACGGGTTGGTAGTCTGGACGGTGACGGTGTCCTTGTAGGGTCCAGAGGACTGCTGAGGCACCGGAGCCGGTGCATCGCCGGCAATCGGCGGGAGGCCAGCGCCGTATTTGACGGGCTCAGCCATGGCTACCTCGAATGAGTGAAGCCGCCGCGCCCGAAGCCCCACGACAGCGGGGTGAACAGCTTGCGGCGAGCGGTGGCCTTGGCCCGGGCGATGTAGCCCTCGAACAGTGCGCGCTGCTTGTCAGCCTTGGTCGGGTCGTTGCCGTCCGCATCGTTCATGCCGTAGGCGATGGCGGCGGCACCGTGGCAGAGGCCCATCAGGAACTGGCGGTTGCACTCGACGATTTCGTCCAGCGTGTCCATGCTGCACTGAACCAGCGGCAGCCGCGCGACCCGGAGCTTGACGACCTTGCCGTCGTCGGCGAGGGCCGGCGTCGGGTATACACGCACGACCATGGCCTGATCCTCGCCATCCACGCTGTCGTCCGTGGTGTACGCCAGCGGGGTGCCGTCTTGAGTCGTGCCGTTGTTGATGCTCTCCAGCCACGTAACTACATCGGGCGGCGGGACGTAACCGTCCAGCGACGATGCGCTGGCGCGAATGAGTCCTTGTGGTTCGCCTTCGATCTTGGCGGAGAGGACCGACTGGACGGTGGGATGGAGGGTGTAGAGGTCCACACCCTCCACCAGATTGAAGCTGGCCGCGATGGAGGAAGAATCGCGGAGAGACAGCGTGCGTTCGGCGAACTCGTCGTGGGCCTGTGCGATGCACTCGCACAGCGCCTCATCAGACCAGAGGAACGGGTCGCCTGCGTCGTCCCGCAGGATGTCCCGGCGGGTGAAGCCGAGAAGGTCGCCAAACACACGCATAAGTCACCTTACTTGCCGATGAGACGATACGGCACGTCTTCGACCGCGTCGTTCAGCACCTCGATGACCTCGACCGGCACGTCGACTTCCTCGCCGGCGCGCAGCAGATACGAGCGTCCGTTGATACCGATGAACAGCCCGGTCGGCGGGATGTTGTCGTTTTCTTCGAGGATGATCTTGACGCGCTGGGCGGCTGGGATGACCTCGGCGACCGGAGCAGCAGCGGCAGCTTTTGGCGCAGCCGGAGCCTTGGCGGTTTTGGAGGCAGCCGGGGCAGGGGCCGGAGCAGCCGGCGGAATCGGTGCGCCGAGGTTGCCGGCGGATTCTTCGTTGTCGTCTTCGGGCGGGAGAGTGGTGGCGTCGGTCATGATTTAGTCCTTAGAAAATGCTTCGGCTGCGGCGTCGTTGAATTCGTCGCCTGCAGATTTGGGTAGTGAGTCAAGGTGACTCGTGACAAATGCTATCACTTCTTTGGCGGTGGAGAAAGCGTACTCTTTCCACGGAGACTGCCAGTTAGCCTTTGGTTTTTGGTTGGCCGCGTCGACCTTCGGATCGCGGACCTCAACGGTGAAGCCGTTCTCCAGCTTCTCGATACGCAGAACGTCGTCGCTCATTTCGCACCCTATCAGTGTGTTCATAGCAAAAAGGGGGCTTGTGGCCCCCTTCCGGTTTGCTGGTCGAAGGCTTTTAGCCTTCGGCCACGATGACGAACGACTTGCTGGCGACCATCACGGATGCCTTCAGCGTGATGGTGTTGTCGGCGTTGACAACGATCAGGCTGTTGGTGTCGATGGTGCGGGTGCCGGCAGCAACCGTCAGCAGCGTGTTGGTGGCAGCCATACCTTCATACCATTCTTCAGTGATGCGGTCGGTCAGGTTGATGACCTGAACGAGACGCGGCTTGAAGCCGAAGTTGAAGGTGGTGTCGACAGCAGCGACGGCGTCCGTGGTGAACGCTTCGACGGTGCGGTTCAGGACGCCGTTGCCGGCGTTGATGGAAGCGGTAGCGATACCCATGGTGTTTCTCCTATCTGGTCAGATTAGAAGGGGGCCGGAGCCCCCTCCCTACTCATTAGCTGGTGGCGCAAACTTCGGCGCGCAGCATGAAGGCATCCTGAAGGATGACGGCAGCTTGCCATGCCTTCCAGCCCACGGTGCCGCGCTGGCCGAGCGGGTCGCCCGGGGCCGGCTTCGGATTGACAACCATCGGGGTGATCGAGTCCTTGCCCTTGAGCGGCACGATACCGAAGGCATCGCGGGCCAAGTAGATGATCGGGTACACGTCCCAGTAGGTGCCGCCGGTGGAGCGGTAGGTTGTAGCACCAGAGGTAGCCGCACCAACATCAGCCCACGGAGTGAAGATGGTGGACGACAGGTAACGGACGCCTTCGACCGCACCGACTTCCGACTCCCACGGCGTGACGGTGCCGTACTGCTTCGGATGGATGAAGCCCGGCAGCGAGCGGATGTCGGTTTCGAGGTCCGGGTGGACCAGACCAACGTACGCAGCCTCGACCGGTTCCGTACGGAAGTTCGGATTCGAGGAGACGACCTTGGTGAAGCGACGGGCGTTCTGGCGGTTCAGGGCGGTCGTGATCGAACGCTGGACAGCCAGAGTGAGCGGGCCGTTGACGAGATTGCGAGCACCCACCAGCGCGCCGGCAGCGCCCAGACGGAACACATTGGTGCCGGCCTTGAGGACGTTGTAGCGGATGGTTTCGATAGTGTACGCAGCCTGCTCACCGAGGATGTCCACGGCTTCCTGCAGAATCTGGTCTTCGTGGGTGTCCATGACCACGTCGGTGATGGTCACGTAGTCGCCGTACTGGGCCAAGGTGACCGAGTAGTCGACGTTCGCCAGACGGTTGCCGGACGGGGTCACGCCTTCAACCAGCGGGGTCAGCGCCAGCGGGACGTAGAACGCGCCGGAGCCAGAGCCTGCCGCGCCAGTAGCGCCGGACAGGAAGTAGCGACGCCACTTGGCGGACTTGGTGGAGTTCTGAGGGATCGGATAGGACTGACCGAACTTTTCGATGATCAGGACGGGGGCGGCACGCTCCAGCAGCTGCTTAACAACGTAGGCAGCGGTACGGGGGCTGATGTCACCATATTGGACGGCGTTGGCCATGGTTGAATCTCCTTGTCAGAAAACGGTTACAGCGTCGCCTTGAGGGCGGCGGGGTTGAGCGTTGCGGCGTGGTCGGTCGCGGCACCGTGGTTGGTATCCAACTTGGCGGTGAGAGCGACAAACGATGCGCGCAGCGCGGCGATGTCAGCTTGGAACGCTTCCAGCACCTGCTTGGTGTTGGTATCGAGCAATTCCGCGCTCAGCTTTACAGTACGAGCCATTTTGGCCTCCTAAACGTCTAAGTTACGCGCCGACAGCTTCGTTCCAAGCCCCGTCAAAATCGTTCGGGTCTTGAGCCGCTGCTTGTGCGCCACGCTTCGTACCGACTGCACCCATCGCCTTCGCCGCTTTCTTGGCTGCTTCGGAGAGTCCGGCTTGTTGCTGGGACGGAGTGGAGGCTGCCTGCTGCGGGGTCGCCGGCCGGGATGCCCCAGCCCCTTGTGCTCCTGCAGCGGGTGCTACCCACTTCGTCTCATCCTTGAACCGTTGAATCATCTGGCTGACATCTTCAGCGGTTCCTTGTGATACCACGTTCTGGTACGCCGTCTTGATGAACCCGGGTTGTTGCTCAATCCAGTCCATCACCGGCTGGTATACCTGATCGTAATCCGCGTGAGCATCGTAAATGGCTGACAGGTGATCGTTGGTCGAGTACGTGGACACGGACTCTTGCAACGGGGTCAGCACCTTTCCGACCTCACTGAAGGCGTAATTTAGAGTATCGACCTGCAGTTGTCTAGCCATCAGGCCGAACATTCGGTGCAAATCCGGCCAATCTTTCTGCAAATCTGCCAGTTCGGCCTGTTCCTCGGGGGTATAGATCGCCGGCGGCTGACCTTGGGCCGGTGCCTGAGTCTGCTGTGTGGAGGGGGCGGCTTGCTGGGTGCCCGCCTTGAACGCATCAAACTGGGACTGCAGCGCCTCGAACTGG